GTCCTCCTTCCGGGCCACGGTGCCGGCGCCGTCGATCGTGCGCACGTTACGCATGACCTGTGGCGGGAACGATGCGAGGCCCTGCCGCGGGAAGATCACGCTCGCGTCGTCACCCTCGCGCGCCACGTCGACGCCGAGGATTTTCGCGGCGAACGAGTAGTCGTCCTCGCGGTAGTGGCGCGCCATCGCCGCGTTGACGTCCTCGATGCCGAGCAGCGAGCGGAAGCCGGCCGGCGGGAACAGGCCGAGGATCGTCGCCATCACCCACGGGTTGTCGCGCCCGTAGGTCTCGATCATCTCGCGCGCATGCTCGATCGACACGCGCGGCGTGCGCTTCGGGTCGTCCGGGTCGGCGGTGATCGTGATGATCTGCCACGAGGCCGCGCCGTTGACGCAGGAGTCGTACAGCAGGCCGTCGGTCGAGGTCGGGTTGCCGGCCTGAATGATCGCCGCGTCGGTCGGCAGGCCCGTGAAAATCTGCAGCGCGGCTCGGCCGACGGCGATCGGCATGTCGCCGGTCTCGTCGAGCAGCACGAACGGGAACTGCGAATGCAGGCCGGACAGTGCGCGGCCGATCGCCTCGGCGTTGGCGTCCTTGGCGAACGAGCGCTTCGACAGAAACCACGTCTCGGGATGGTCGTTCGCGTAAATCTTCTCGGCGGTCCAGGTGAACGCCGCCTGCAGGAAGCGTGAGCGGCCCTGCCACTTCGATAGCTCGGCCCACAGGTTGTCCTTGAGGTTGTCGGCCGTGATCGACAGCGCCGCGCCCTTCGGGTGCTCTCCCTTCGCCGCGAAGCAGGTCAGGCGGTGCCAGCCAGCCCAGGCCAGCGTCGCCGACTTGCCGGGGCCGGTGCAGGCCTTCATGCACAGCTTGCGTTTCGGGTTGGCCTCGCCTCCGAGCGCCGCCAGTGCGTCGCGCTGCCAGGCATCCGGCTCGACGCCGAAGTTGTCACGGACGAACGAGACCGGGTCGTAGCGCCAGCGCCGAATGCGCTCCTGCGCCGCCGAGACGTCGCTCACTCGGAGGCCTCGGCCTCGCCGCCGGTGACGAGCGCCTCGAGCGTCAGCTTGCCGGTGTGCTCGTGCTGGGTGCGGTCGCCCCACCGCTTCGGGTTGAACTTCGCCAGGAGCTTGAGCAGGTGCTCGGACTGCACCTTGCGCAGCGCAACATCGCCGGCGTCCACCTTCTCGCCATGCTCGGTCAGCGTCATCACGGCCGGCGCGAGTACGATCTCGCGGCTCTTTTCCGCAATGGCGTCCTCGCCGTCCTCGCGCGCGCGCCCGAAGCGGCGGGATAGCGATTCGTCGGAATTGGCCCAGTCCCGGAAGGTGGACGGGTGCGGCATGCCTGGCTCTCGGCAGATAGCCGCCAGCGTCTCGCCTTGGGCCACGCGCTCGCAGATGGCCTCGAACAGTTCCTCGGTGAATTTTGACGGCCTGCCAGTCATGGTTCGGATTCTAGCCCCTGTTGCGGTCATCGCAACGCTTGACAGGATCAGCCTTGCGACTGAGTGCGGCGAATGCCTCGGCGTTTGTCATCGGCGGAGTTAGCGCGTCAGCCACTTCGCGGAGGAATGCCGGCCAGGTTGCATCCTTGCCGTCCTTGCCCGCGCACCAGAAATCGAACAGCGACCGGATTTCGGGGCGCTGGTAGATCGCGTTGAAAACCATGTCAGCTTGCTTCTTGTTCATGTCAATACTCTCGTTAATGTTTGTGATGGTGTAGGGAGGTGTACCCAGTTCCGTAAGACGCTGTTACGTGTGTGCGCGTGATGCGTGTGCGCATAACAGTGGTAAACGGAACTCCCTACACCTCCCTACACCCGTTTTATGTAAGTCGTTGATTTAAAAGCGATCCTCGTATTTGACCTTGATTCCGCGGTACATCATCCCAGCCTTGGCTCGACTAGACTCGAACCCCCTCGCCGCCATCTGTTGCGCCCATCGCTTCTGGTTGATGGCGAACTCGCCGGCCCCTTCGGCCCACTTCCGATAGCTCTCGTACAGCGGCTTCGAGGTGTGCGACAGGTTCGGCCCGAGGTCGCAGCACTCGGCGATCCAGTTCGCGAATTGGTCCTCCTGCTCGAGGTACTCGTCAGTCGCAGCAATGACCGCCGCGGGCGGGCGCAGGCCGTCGCGCTGCCACAGCATGCAGCCCTCGATCGCCCACTGCAGGATGCCGCCAGCCTCGGCGCGCAGGCGCTCAGCCAGGCCCGTGTCGCGGTCCTGCGGCGCGATGGTGACCGTGAACGGGATCAGGTGCAGGCGGCGCTTGATCGCCTCGTCGACGTTGCGCAGGCCCGGCTTGTGGTTGCCGGCGATGACCAGCTTGAACTGCGGCAGGAACTCGAAATTATCCTGGCGCATGAATCGGGCCTTGACCGGGTCGCCACCGGTCAGCGCCTTGATGCGCGCCTCGGCCCAGCGCTTGCCCTCCTCGGTCTCCTGCGCCGTCACCATGCGCGCGCCCATGAGGTCGGCCAGTTCGGTAGGGTGCGCGTCGTGCTTGCGCTCGGTGAACACGTCCATCGCCGCGGCCTTGGCGTAGTCGCCGATGATCCACTGCAGCGTGTTCAGGAACGTGCCCTTGCCGTTGCCGCCGGTGCCGTAGACGAAGAACAGCGCGTGATCGCGGGTCGAGCCGGTCAAGCAGTAGCCGGCCATGCGCTGCAGGAACGCGATCAGCTCAGAGTCGCCGGCGGTGGCCGTGTGCAGGAACCGGTGCCATGACGGACAGGCGCCACCAGGCCCGACGCGCGTGATCTTGGTCATGTGGTCGGCGCGCTCGCCGGGGCGGATGTTGCCGGTGCGCAGGTCGACCACTCCGGCCGGCGTGTTGAGCGCCCAAAGGTCCGAGTCCCATTGGTCGGTCGAGGCCGCGATGCGCGGGTCCGACTTGGCGAGGTCGGCCACGTTGATGATCGTTCGTTTCTCCGTGTAGCGGCTCGCGACGGCCTGTTTCTGCTTCTCGGTCGTGAAGTTGGCTCCGTCCTTGAGCGCCGCGTCCGAGACGTGCGCGCAGAACCGCTTGCTGGCCTCAAGCGCATGGCGCAGGCGGTCGGACTGCCAACGCTTGCCGTCCCACACCATCCACCGACCCCAGTCGTCCACGAAGCGCAGGTTCTGCGTGATGGTTGCCGCGAACCTGGTCGCGATGTTCGATTCGCCGTAGACCACCGGCACGTAGTCGTCGGCCTCGGTGACCGCTTGCAGGTCGACGCGGAACGTCCTCGGCATGAGTTCTGCCGCGTTCTCGACCGGGTCCGGCAGTTGCGGTGGATCGACTGCCGGCTCAGCCGGAATGTCGACATGGTGCCCGTTGACGCGCTTCGTCGGCTCGGGCTCCGGTTCCGGCTCGTCCGGCTGCCAGTGCGACACGCGCGGCTTGATCCACCCGACCAGGTCGGCCCGCGTCATGCCGTCGGCGAGCGCGTCGGCCACGTCCCACCCCTTGGGTTGACCGGACGGGTCGATGACGCGCAGCTCGGCGACGTGCCCGTAGAGCGCGCCTGCGAGCCGCTGTGCGGCGTCCACGCCCGAGGCGTCAGCATCGGGCCACAGCGTCACGCGGCGGCCGTAGAGCGGCGCCCAGGCGGCGCGCAGCACGTTCTGGTCGCCACCGGGCCAGGTCACCGCCACGAACCCGGCGAACGTCGTCGCCGCGGCCTCGCGGCACTTCTCGCCGGACACCACCAGCACCGGCGCATCGGGGCGGCGCGCGAGCTCGTCGAGGCCCTGCAGCGGGCGCGGGTTCGGGAACTTGACCGAGGCCCAGCACTCGCGGCCGTCGCGGTGACGCGCCCAGGTGACGGTCGGCGTGAGTTTCTGGCCGTCCACGTCCATGCGCACCACGTAGCCGAGGATGCGCCCGTCGGCGTCGCGGTAGGCATCGCAGCGCGTGAGCGCGCGTAGCCAGTTCACCTCGCGTCCACGCCGCGGGTTGTAGGTTTTCGCCGGGTCGTACGCAGGGGCCGAGTCGGGCGCCGGCAGCACCGGCGTCCACTCGCCGTCCTCATCGGACGTGATCGGCGGCAGCGCCGGCCGCTCGTCAGGCAGTTCGCCACCCGACAGGCGGCGCGCCGCCTCGACGGTATCGACGGACTCGAACTCGGCCACGAAGTCGACCACGTCGCCGTGCCAGCCGCACGACATGCAGAACGCCTTGTCCTTCTTCGGGACCACGTAGAACGACGGGTTGCCGTCGTTGTGGAACGGGCAGCGCGCGCGATACTCCCCGCCCTGCCGCCTCAGTTCGATATAGCGGCCGACGGTGTCGGCGATGGGATGCGACTGGCGAATCCCTTGGAAGTCGATTGTCACAAAACCCCCGGTAGGGTCGAAAAGGGTGGCGGTTAGCCTGGTACCGGCCAGGCAACGGTGCGCGCCGCTGTCCCGCCATGGGAGGGTCGATGATGCACCCGCGTTGCGATTAGCGCAACACTACGGCCACGCAGACGACGAAAGCGACGGCCACGACCAGGGCCGCAACGATCACGCGCCCGAAGGCGGTTTCGAGCTTGGCGGTGTCCTGATCACGCATGGCGATCCCCCTCGCCCTGCTCGGCTGCGGGGGTGGTGTATGGACGCGTGCGGTCATGTTCCAGTGCATCGTGCGCCATGCCGCGCAACTGCGTCGCGTTGCGGTAGGTACTGTCCCGAATCCGGATCAGCACCAACAGTAGCGATTTGACGCGATCATCCACCGCCCGCCCCTCCGGCTTCTTGGCGAGGCGCTCGCGGATGACGGCTGCGAGCACCAGGCCGCGCGCTTCGGATTCGGCCACCAGTTCGCGGTGCAGATCGACCGGCACGCGCATGCGCACCTTCACGAGGCCGAGCGCGGCATCTACCTCGGCTTCCTCCTCCAGCGACACGGGCGTGTAGTCGGCGATCACCGGCAACTCCTCCCCCAACGTGGCGGGCGAGGCGGCGGGGGATTCCGCGCGCGTCAGCGGCACAAGTTCGCCGGCCGCGATGGCGGCAGAGTTTCGTTC